GCGGTCCAAAGAACAATATCAAGAACGGTTGGGGTAACATCGTAGACAGCATTATGGTCTTCCGTAAGGGTAGTCCATACTTTGAGGTTGAATATACCTCTCTAGACCCAGTGTATGCTGCTAATAGTTTCCAAAACAAGGACGCAGTTGGTTACTATGCTCTCGCCAAAGTTACTGGTGAAAAGAGTCGTCCTTGCGCCCGATTTGAATACAAAGGTTACAACCCACAATATGGGTTCCGTATAACAAGGGAAAAACTGGAAGAACTGGACGCCCAGGACCGTTTGCACTACGGCAGCAACAACCTTTACAAAAAAATCTATTCTCATGAGTCCAAGGGTGTTCCTGTGCAGAATCTATGGGATGATGTGTACTTTATCAGTAGAAGTGAGAAGAATAAGCGTAAGTATCCCACACAAAAGCCCCTGAAACTATTAGAACGTGTGATAAAGTCGTCTTGTCCTGAGGGTGGATGGGTTCTGGACCCCTTCTGCGGATCTGGAACGACTGCTATTTCCGCTTTTAACATTGGTAGGAATTGCACCACGATGGACGTGAACCCAGACGCAATCAGCATTGCTCAGGAGACGATTGAAGAACTGTCACAGCAGCAGTCGAACGCCCTGATGGATGCCCTATACTGACTTCAGTTCAAACAAAGGCACCATGGGCACCCGCTCCCTGATCGGCAAGCAACTCAAAGACGGTAGCATCCTTGGCGTCTACTGCCACTATGATGGTTACCCCGAGTTCAACGGTCGCGTGCTGCGTGACAACTTCGACACCGCAGATAAAGTTGCCGCACTAATCGACGGTGGTGACATGTCCTGCACCTGGACTAATGCAGGTTGGAACAACGAAACTCTGCCCGAAACTGGTCCTCTTCACTACACCATGCGTGGCGAGTCCCTGGAGAATAATGCACCCAAACTCTACAAAGACTTGAATGAGTTCCTCTGTGGTGCTGATGACTGTGGTGCAGAATATACCTACCACTTCGTTGATGGTGAGTGGACTTGCCACGATGTTCGCCCTAACCCTTACCTTCCTCACAATGTGATGCAGGTTGCTATTCCTGCTGGTGGACTGGTGGATTAGTCCACCATCTGCTATAATATCAAACGTTACTGAGGTTTTCCCGTGGATCTTTCTGAACTGCTTGAAGAGTTTCGTGAGTCTGAAATTTATAACAGTGACCCCCAAGACTGGATGGGATACCTTAAAGAAGATGACTACTGGGTGCCAGATGTGGAACTGGTCTACTGACCCTCTCAGAGGCGTCTAGGACGCCCTATAATAAGCACATACGCAACCAACCCCATGAGCACCACCTTCGCTGACTACGCCGCCCAGCAGGACGCCCGCAATACCATCCAACTGAATGTCCGCAAGTGGACTCTGATGCTGTGTGATGCCCTGGTGGACAACTTCAAGTCCCGTAACCATGGTAAAGTTGGTGGTTATGATGCTCCTGCCTATAAGTTCTACCCTGAAGAAGGGCGTAAGTATTTCAAAGTCATCATGGAGACCAACACTGGTTCCCGCAGTGTTCATGCCTTCGTAGATAAGAAGACTGGCGAAGTGTATAAGTCTGCATCATTCAAAGCACCTGCAAAAGGTGTTCGTTATGACCTGCGAATCATTGAGCAACGTGAGTGGTTGCTGCAACATGCTGACTGGGCAGGTGGTTATCTCTACACCCGATGATATACATTATCATCATTACTGCTAGTGTTGTGTGGGCAGCACTAGCACTCTTTTCACCCTGGTTCAACCATCTCAACAAGGACAATGAGCGTTACTAAAGAACAACTCATCGACGCACTTTTCAATGAGTATGTGTTTCTTTGTCATGATGACTTTGAACCTGGGGTTGATATTGAACCCGAAGATTACCTTGTTATGTTAAAGGACATGACTCACGATCAATTAGTTGAAGAAACTTGTTCTGATGACCTTGATGAATATACGGAGGCATGGGGTTGACGGGTAAAGATAAAATTGTCTTCATTGGTTCTTTTATTTGGTTAATGCACTGGGGCACATGTCTTACGTCTATCATTCTGGATACGGTTATTCTAAGAAACTCTGTGAGGATGTTACCTCTTGGTTTCTGAATAAGTATTTCCCACGCCACAAGATTACGTTGGATATTGTTCATCGTGGTCTGAATCGTGAGCAGGTTTATGGTTATTGCGATGTCGTGGGTGAGTCTTATCGCCCACGTCACTTTCTGATCGAAATGAACACCTACATGGACAAGGAGTTGTATGTAAAAACTCTTTTGCATGAGTTGACCCACCTGAAGCAATGGGTGGATGGTCTGCTGCGGTCCCGTTACGGAAAATTGTGTTATTCTAAAGAACCAGTGGATAATTATGAGTATTGGTATCAACCACACGAAGTAGAAGCACGATATATGGAAGAAGAATTGTATCACGACTATTTGATACATAAGGGTCTTGTGACAGTTGACGAGTTGGTACAGTCCTTCCCAAACCGCCTGATGCAGGATGTATAATAACAAGATATTCAACGAAACCCGATGACTTACGAGAACCAAACCAACTCCGATGCCCACGGTGCTGCACGTTCTGGACAACAGCGTGAGTTGATGCTGCGGGAGTTCTTCAATGCTAACGGTTTTACGTTTGTAAAAACCAAGAAAGAATGTCAGAAACTTGGTATTCCTTACGAGGGTACTATCAAACACGATGTACCTGAAGAGTATGCAGAATGTGGGTTCAAGTATTTCCTTGCTGATGGGTATTGTCCCGAACTTGATGCCATCCTGGAACTGAAGGGTGGAGATAAGAGCGGCACTACTGAGGAGAAAGTGTTCTTCGACCTGGAGAAACTCCGCGATGGTTGCTATGGTGAGCGTACCATTCTTTACATCACTGAGGGTAAGAAAGAAACTGATAAGTGTACTAAACTCTTCACCAAGAAACTGTTGAAATCTCAGGAGCGTGGTGATATTGCTGAGAATGTGCATGTTCTCCCCTTCAGTATGCTCACCAAAGAGTTGTTGGTTGAGGTTGCAAACTGATACCATTCGTGGTATAATTTATCAATTCTTGGTGCAAACATGAAGACAAAGATTCAACCGTTGTTTAAGTGGACTGGTTCTAAACAGCGGATGATGGAACAGTATCAACCGCACTTCTTTCCACAAGAAAACTTCACTCGCTTTGTCGATCTGTTTGCTGGTGGTCTCACTAACTCCTTGTGGGTATTTGAGAACTATCCTGATAAAGAGTTTCTCATCAACGACTGGAATGGTGAACTGACTTTGCTGTATGCAACTCTGTCCGACAGTGTGGATGGTGTTGTAGAACAGTGGCAGGAGTGTGTGAACAAATGGTTGAGTCTTTCTGAAGTTGAGGACCGTAAGAAATACTATTACGAACTGCGTGAGATATATTGTCATGACCATGTTGGTCGCTCTGATGTATATTTGAGTGGTCTGCTGTTGTTCATGATGCAGGTGAACTTCAATGGTATGTGGAAAGCATACATCAAATGTAATGGAAGGTACTCAACTCCTCCTGGCACCTGTCTACAAAAGCAAGCGTTCTTCAACCGTCAAAAGATCTACAACGTAGCATCTTTCCTGGAGAAAGCAACTATCAGTAACGGAGACTTTGCTGCTGTTCAACCACGTCAAGGCGACTGGTTGTATGCTGACCCACCGTATCGTGACAGTGTTGTGTTGTATCAAGGTGGTTTCACTGAGGAAGACCAAGTAAGGCTAGCAAAGTATCTTACTGAGTCTGGATGTAAGTTTGCATACTCAAATAAGGACATCCATGATGGATTCTATGAGAGCAACTTTGCTGGGTGTAATATCATTGAGATGGAGGCAAAATATACAGCAGGCAGAGGCACCTCTACGCTCGACGTGAGCGAGGTTCTTGTAACTAACTATGTGCCAGTTGGAAAAGTGGCACAGAACGCCTTGGAGAGCGCCCTGAGCACCCTATAATAAGAGCATCGACAGGGACACAACCCATGCAACTCCAAACCTCCGCCACCACCATCGACTTCTATCCCGTGGGCAGCGGCAAGCGTTTTGTCAAGCGCGTCATCTGGCACAAGGGTGAGGAGACTGAGATGACTTCTTTCACCACCCGAGTGAAGTCTGATGCCATTTATGACATCAACCAGTATATTGCAAATGGTGCTGAAGTCCTGGACTTTAACCTGGAAGCATACGCTGGCACCGACTACTCCCCCGTCTACTGCTGATATGACACTCTCCGAACTGGTCCACAAGTGGTTGCTGAAGCGCCTGGACCTCCTATAATACACACATCAGCAAACGACACATGACCATCACCGAACGCAACCAACGCAACTACGAACTCCGTGAGCAACTGCTGAAGGCGCGTGCCCAGGTCGCTTGGATTGAGCAGGAGATCTGGTTGAACAATGAGAAGTACAAGAACCAGAATCTTGACCTCTTCACCGAAATGTTTGGAGAATGATTACACAAGAGAACCGAGAGTTTGTTGACTTTCTCTTCAGCAAACTGGTCAAGCATGTTGATACTGATATGCTTGACCTTCACGACTCTGATAGTTGTGATGACCATCTGATGTTTGCCCAACTCGAACTTTTTTGATGATGACTTTTGAAACTGCACTTCTTCACTCTAGTTACATTTATGACCCGCAAGTTGGTTCATACATGAAAGAAGATTCTAAGGGTCATCTTCACACCTACATGCACATTGAAGACAATACCTGGAACTACGAAAAGTATGATGAGAATGATAATGTTCTCGTCTCCAAGTCTTTTGCACTAAACTAATGCAATTCCAAGTTACTTTCATTAACTTTGACTTCACACTCGATTCTGAAGAAGAAATTACTCAGGAAGAAATGGATGAAGCAGTAGACTGTGCTTTGTCTACTGTTTGGGATGCAGATGATGAAGATGACCTTGTAGAAGAAATTACTGCTGCTACTGGTTGGTGCATTAACTCTATCGACTACCGTCACGTTCTTAACTGAAATGTATCTTCCCCAAACTGACTGGAACCGTGGAACTTATCGGGAGTTGAAGGCAATTCTAAATGAGTTGCCCGAGCACTACCTGGACCAAACTGCAACTATCTTGTTAGAAGATAGTGACGAATATACTAAGATGGGTTCTATTGGTTGGACTGGTCCTGGATGTGATGTGCTAGGATCTGACCACATGTTCTTCACCGTTCGCGCCTGATACTAATGCAAAACACTCACATCGAACACCCCGAAGATTCCATCCTTACGGGTGACCTTTCGGCACTGAATTGGTTCGTCACCGATGGTAAGTTGAGTCTGAAGATTGATGGTGCTCCTGCTATTGTATGGGGACGCAATCCTGCGACTGGTAACTTCTTTGTGGGAACGAAGAGTGTATTCAACAAGGTAAAGATTAAGATTAACGAATCGCATCAGGATATTGATGATAACCACACTGGACCTGTAGCAGAGATTCTTCACCTTTGCTATGACTATCTTCCACGGACTCCGTGGATTTTGCAGGGTGACTTTATCGGTGTTGGTGGTAGTGATGAGTATCAACCTAACACGATTACCTATGTCTTCCCCAGTGTGATTCGGGAGACTATCATTGTTGCACCTCACACATATTATGATGCTGAGGATGATCTTCGCAATGCAGTTGGTCGCCCATTGGACTTCAGTCTGACTGATACACATCATTGTAAGTTTATCAAACCACAGGCATGGATTGCTTATGGTGCAGATAAGTTTGAGGATGTAATTGATATTGTGGGATTTGCTAAGCAAATGTCTACCACCTGTGAGTTTGTGAGTGATAAGAAAGCGAAGGAAATGAAGAAGGTGTTTAACACTTTCATAAAAGTCGGTGCCGACCTGGACGAAGAGGCACTGACCATCGCCTGCGACTGCGACCGCAACCTAATTCGATTGTGGAAACTTGTCAAGTCTATTAAGGACGACTGTTTGATGGTTTGTCGCAA